AGAAATTGCAAGTTGCTGTGCCCGGTTCTTTTCTCCCTCGCTTAAAGTTACTCCCATTTGAAGTTTGTTAATAAGTGCTGATAATTCGTTTTCATTTTCCTGACTAAACAACGTGGTTTCCCTTGCCAGTCTATCACTTAAAAACTCACTCTCCATTTGATAGGGCTGTAATTCCCTTTGCCAATCTGCCTGTGCATATCCCAATCTTTGACCGAGCACATTTTCGGCAGAGGATAGTGACCTTTCGGCCGTTTCTACAGCAGGGGATAGCAAGCCTGCCTTTGTGGCTATAATTCTATTTAACTGATTTTGATTAACATCGTACCCCGTTGTGGCCTTAGAATATGTTTGAGGCAAATTAGTCAAAGTATTTCTCAACATCAAGGCGTTGCTTCTTAACTGTGGAAGTCCTAACTCTTCACCTATCCTTCCCGCTAACGCTTCGGTAGTACCCTGACTTGAAATGAGACCTCCATATCTTTTAAGAAAGTCTGAGGTTTGAGCATCCTGACCCGCCAACAAGTTTTGGGTTCCTGCTTTTTGGGCCGTAGTTAAATTGGTTAATTGGTTTAAGTCTATATCTGCCATTTTAATAAAATAGCCACCCTTTCAGGTGGCATATATTGCCTATACTCTAATTATATCACTTGAGATTATGTTAGGGTTTCCGATACCCAAGATGATCCATTCCATATTGATAAAACATTTGTGTCTGTGGCAAAATAGCACGTTACGCTATTAGGAACTACTGCTCCGTCTGGTCTATCCGCAGCAAGTCCTGCATAAAAATATCTGTTACCCCCTCCCATGTGGCGAGTTTTAACCACGTCGGGCATTAAGTCCCATTGAAATATACGCTTAGTTTTAAGCTCGCTTATCTCTCTTTTAAGTTTATCTATCTCTTTTTTAAGTTCTTCAATTTGATTATCCATATCTTTCCTCTCCTGTTAACGGATCACTTACCAAAAGAATACTTTTAACAGTAGGCGAGGTTGATCCTGTTGTAGATAGATCAAGTGCTATGTGCATATTGTTATACCTTCCGTTTTCGATTAAGCGTCTATGAACGATATCATCTTCGCTTGTTGAGTCGCTGTCGGTATTCCAGTCGGTATCGGTTTCTTCATTTTTGTATTTAGAGGCTACGGTCTCACCGCTTTCAAGAGCCTCAAAGTTTGTTACAAGTTCTAAGGCTTGTTTTTCCTTGTAGGGTACGCCCAAGTCCTCAACTATCATTTCAATAAATGCTGTCGGGAACGGATTATTAGACGAGTTTATATAGTCAACTCCATAGCTCACGTTATCCTGCCAGCTTACCAATAGCTCTTTATTAAAAGGTATTATCATGCCTATTTTAACCGTATCTAAGTAATTTCCTGTTGAGATGGGATAGTCGCAAGTTAAAGCATCCGGGTACTTTTCATTGGTTGATCCATAGGTATAAACCGCCCTGTTTACGCTTTCAACGTCCCCTCCGCTTACCCCATATCTTAACAGTGACTTCCACATTCCTACGGCTTGCGGGTAAACCTCAAGATGCTCGGTATCTAAAGTAAACGGAAGTTTCTTTAATTTGCGTGCTTTCGGGCCGCCTTCGTAAACCAATAACTCACCCTGATATCCCGCCCAGATATAGAGCTTTCCCTGCGTTCCCCATAGTGCGTTAATGCCTCCTTCGGGTATGTCTATCCAGTAGTTTGGCCTGTCGGGATTTGCCCCGTCCCAGAAGTAAACCCTCCCGTAATCAAAGTCATATATATTATCTCCCTTAAACACTCCTATTGCCAAATACTCCTGCCAATAACCAAAACATCTGACTGTCCAGTTGGCGGGTAAAACTAAAGTATGAGGGTCGTACAATGTGGCTTCGTAAGTTCCTACATATCTTTCGTTACCTATTACTAAGAAATTAAGGAATCTTGCCATTGGATGCCACGCTGTCTGTTCGACCAAGAATTGATAGTAAGTATGAAAATCTACGGTTTCTAAGTCATTATTGCTTGTAGTAGTAACTGCAGGCGTTCCTGTTGTGCTTGTTACTGTTAAGTGGAAATGGTATTCGTTAGTAAAGTTGGTTAACGGCCTCCAAGGAGTAGGAAATGTGAATTCCACATCCCCCGTTGTCATGTTGGCATGGGTTATTGTACTTGTTGCTATCACTCTGTTTTGTGCATCATGAACGGTTAAAGTCCAATCTGCGTCATCCCCCGTATCGGCCACCAAAACCTGTATTGATTTTTGAGGGTCTTTTGAGGGTGTAAAGGTTTGTCTGCCTGTTGCGGCCTCGCTTATAGCCGTAGGTACAGCGTAAGTCTGTCCTGACGTATCTAAACTTTGGTCTAAATCCTGTCTCGTAGTAGGAGACGCAAAAGGTACATCTGCTGTATCATATACGGGACTATTTACTAAAGTGAGATTGTTAGCATTAGCCGTTGAGTCGTCTGCCGTACTGTCCACCTGATAATAAGCCTGCAAGTTGGCCGAATTTACCGCTATTTCGGTTTCTTTGTATTGGTTAAGCTCGGTTACCGTTCTTAAATCATTCCATATCCTAACCTCATCAACCTTACCGTCAAAAAACTTTTCGGCACTTCCCGCATCACTAAATGAGGCTCCGATAGCAAATAATGCCGTACTATCGTAAATAGATGTTTTGGTTCCAACATCAGTTCCTATACTTACAGCGTTTACAAAAAACTCTGCACTTGAGGCAGAAGCGTCCCAAGCTACGGCCCAGTGATACCAAGTATCAACTTCTGGATTAACTGTTAGTGCCTTAGCTAGGGTTTCAGAGTTGCCCGAAGTTCCGTCTGTTGCCGATACCGAAAATCTTAACTGGTAAGTAGTATTAGTAACCAAACTTCCGTCCTGTGTTGCGTCTAGCGTTGGTGAAGTTGTGCCTGTATAGCTTGTGTAGTAGTCAAGGTGAATACGGCCAACTCCGCCAGCACCTGCATACCCGTTGCCACCCGATCCCGCAGTAGCCGTTACCAGAGACGATCCTAGTGTTGCTGTTTGTACTTTGAAAAGGATTGATCCACCCGCTCCCCCGCCACCAGCCGCAGAGTTCCCCGAAGGATCACCACCATTGCCACCATTACTTGTTATTGCCCCAGTAACCACCAAGTCTGCGGATGTTATAAATATAATACCTCCACCACCGCCACCCGAACCTGTATTATTAGTGGCCTCTCTTGCTCCCCCGCCACCACCGCCACCAAAAACCATCGTGGTTAAGTCGGCAGACCCAGCAGTAGATCCACCAAGTCCGGGTCTTGACGTGGTTGCGTTACTCCCCGCTGTTCCATTTCCACCACCGCCACCGGCTTCGCCTCCCGGTGCCGCATTCTCACTCCCCGCACCACCACCGTTGCCATTTGCCGACTGGGACTGACTAGAAGCCCCTGCCGTACCTTCACCCTGATAAGCTGTTATAGTGGGTGTCCCGTCAAGTCCTTGACCGCCCCTAAAACCTATTCCCGCCCCACCCGCCGGATCATTACCAGACGATCCGTTGTTTCCGTTTGCGGTTATCGTTCCTGTTGATGTTGTCGTTCCGTTTGCCAACCATCCTATTATCCCTCCGACATTCCCGTCCCAAGCCTTACAAGTATAAGTAATTCCGCTATTTATGGTCACGTTTGTATATTGTTTCAAAACCCTTACCTGAGCCTGAGAAGCCCCTGAGTCTGTATAAGTAGCGTTTAGGGCGGTTTCTAAGGTTATAGTACCTGCGGTATAGCTTTGTATCTGATTTCTTTGCCAAGTTCCCGCACCCGTTCCCCTTGATTGATGAATAAGTATTATCTGCCCCACCGCAAAAGAGGCGTTTGTGGCCGATAGTGAAGTTGTATTGATAGTTCCCGAACAAGACGAGTCAATAGGGGCCTCTGTGGTGTTAACTGAAATAGTCAAAGCCCCATCTGTACCGTCCCCGAAGTAACCCGAAATAGCTGCTAAATCAAATTTATAGCTTCTCTCATCCGAGTTTCCATTCCATTTACTTACCAAAACCATCTGTTCGGCTACTGCGGGTAAACTTTCGGGTTTGAAATATCCTTCTATGGTTATATCCCCTGTTATAGAAAGTGTTGCCGAGTCTGAGGCAGTAGCATACCTTGAAGAACTTGCCTCAAAGTCAATAGAGGCTGTGTTTAGAGGCACGCCACCTTGAGCCCCCAAAAAGTCATCAGCAAAAGTGGGAGTTCCGGATAACGGCCCATATCTTCCTAATACCTTATCGCTTGTATAGTGTAAATAGTCATCTTCGGGGTTATATATCATTCCGTTGCCGTGTGAATTGGCAACAGTTCTTAAAAGCGACCACGACCTTGCAGAAGTCCTTTTATAGATATTTCCGGCATCTCCGTATGCATATAAGTCCATTGTGGCATCATACACATCGCCCCATTTGATTAAATCAATTACAACAGTGCCCGACTCCTTAACGGTTCTTGGGAGTATTTTAATCTCACGGGGATTTGATCTTACGTCTACGCTTCTACCAAAATAGTATTCGCCTTCGGCGCCTTCCGAATCGAAGTCAGATATTCCGCCTATCCATCTTGTCCATGCTTTTTTTACGTTTTTGTCCATACATATTAACTGATTGTGGTTGCAAACAATTTATCCATTTCTCCTACAGGCACGCTCTGTCTGTAAATTAAATTGCTTCTATCTCTGTTCTTATATCTGTTTATTATTCCTATTAAACCTCCTTTGATATCTTCGCCCTCACGCCTGTTATCGTTTCCGCTTCCCGTGTAAAACTTATTTTCCCACCACGTAGCCTTTGTCACATCGCTTCTAAGGCCCGAAAAGAAGTCTGCGGCTGTACCATCAGCTAAAATGACATGACCCTCCTCCGGCATCTCTGGGCTTTCTCCTATGCGATAGGTAACTCCCGATGAAATAGTAGAAGAAGTCCAAGTCCTGTGAAGTTCAAGGTGTGTCGTATCGGTAAAGCTATCAATTTTATACCAAAGCCCATGCCCCGCCCGAGATGTGTCCGTTACCTCAAACCATCTTCCGACCATTCCTGCCGTAAAAGTTGTACCATCTCCCGTTAAGGTTGCGTCTGCATTAGTTAAAGTAACCGTTCCCGCAGTATAATCTTCAACTAAGAGGTTTCTGTCTCTGTCAAAAGTGGTAAAAGTTATCGTATAAGCCGCTTGAGGAATGGGCCAAATTCCGTAATCTGTTTTTCTGGGGAAGTAAAACTGAGGTATAGCACCCGCCTGAATATCAATAGCATTTAGTAAGTTCCAGGTCATCTGATCATAAATAGGCACTAAAGTATAATCTCTTGAGCCTACGGTTATTTTGATATTGTCTAAACTTACTATCCCCGGGGGGTAATCATAATATTGGGTCGAAGCTACAGTAGTATCGGTTCTTTCAGACTCGTTAATGTACGAGGCTAAATTAGCCAAAACGAGCTGGTATCTGTTACCCAAGTTGGCCTGAAAATCAGCCAATAACTGAGCGTCCCCTGTCTGGTCGTATTTTCCTATATTGCGAAAATGTCTATTAAGTAAATCTGTATAAGTTAAACGTCCCATAAAACAAAAAACACCGCCTTTTAAGCGGTGTATATCACCTTTATCTAATTATATCACCTTACTTGGTTTCTGCTTCGTCCAAGTATTCGAGGACTGTTTCAAAGAGGTCTAGTAAACTTCTCGGAGTAATTTTTCCCTGTTCGTTAAGCATAGCAAAATAGAGCCTGAATGATGTCCTTCCGATAGGAAAGCCGAATTGCTCGCTTACTCTGTCTCTAATTGTCTTTTTGGATTTCATTGGTTGTTTTTACTGTAATCTCCTCGACAAGTTCTTCTTTCGGTGTGGGTACGGGTTCACCCTCAAACTTCTTGGTAAATACAGGCTCTTCTTTTACGGGTGTTTCTACAAAATCTACTCTCCTGCCCTCCAATTCCTTGATTATTTTAAGCTCAATGGGTGTTAAGTCAAAACCCTGTTCGGGTTCTTGCCTCATATCCGGTGGCATATCTTTTCCGTATTCACTTACAAGACCCACCCAATACTCACTATAAAGTTTAGCTAAAAGTTCTCTGTCATTAGTTTTGGGATACCTTGCACTTGCGTACGTTTCTTTGTTCTCATCGTATTTGCTCTGATAAGCCGGAAGTCCCTTTCTTTGTCTATCTTCAATTTCGGCTTTGTGCATTTTCTCGGCGGTTTTGTTTATCGTATCAATAGCTTTGTTTCTGCAATAAGTTATCGCTAAATACCTCATAATATCGGCCGTTCCATTGGCGGGAACATGATAATATCTTTTATCCCAATCAAAATAAAAATCCGTATTGTCGGGGTTTTTTACACGGATAATATCAAAGCTCTTTCTTTGAAGTTCCCTATGGTATAGCTCTTCTGCATTTGTATAGGGTCGTCTTGTACCGAATACCTGAAAAGCGTCTAAATTTTGATCGTTTGGGTTCATTAGTTTAGTTGAGTATCGTTATCTTCTTTCTTTTCTCCATTGGTAAATACGGGTTCGCTGGCATTTTGAATAGCGTTATCAATAATAAGTATTGCGGCACGGGCCTCTGGGTTTCCACTCATACCCGTCATTTTTCCCCATACCGCCTTAATAAAATTAAAATCCCCATCTTCAAAAGAACAAGTCGCCTCTTTAACTCCCATATCTTCCATAAATTTATTTAAGGCTTCGTCTTTTTCTTCGGGTTTTTTGTATTCTTTGGCAAGTTCAATTTTAAGAGCATCGTTAAACTCTTTTAAGTTAAATTCCATTATTCTCATTACTCTATCAAGAAGTCTTATCTGTTCCACGGTGTAACCTGCTTTAAATCCTTGTAGTTGATTGGCAAGTAATCGGAGTTCCCTATTTGGGAGTATGACATTTCTCATTAAATATATTATACAACA